AAATAACTTTTGTGCCCCTGCTCCGATGAAAGCTCAACTCGGGCACCAACTCCTCCTGCTCCATTGCGCTTATTAGTTCGTTGAGGTCGTCGTCTGGCTGCTGGGGCAGCAACGACAATTGTTTGACTTCGGGGCGGCAATGGAGGCGCCTGACCCCGCGCGACACGTATTCGATTTGAACGTTTGGCTTTTGCATATTTGTTTTTTGACATGTTTATTTATCAGGCTTTCAAATTGTGGCTCCACCTGATATAAATTCTTGCACTCGAGGAGGGAAAAATTAGATCCAAAACCCTCATATCGAGTATGTAACAAGGCCATTTCCCGGTCATTAAATCGCGCTTTTAAGCACTCTCTCATGAATTTGGTCATAATCACAGTCCTAAGGTACTCTGAAAGTATCTCATCAACCGCTTCAAACTCCAAAGCCCAGGGAAACAGACACATGCGTATGCCCACTAAATGGGCAACACAACACTCTGGAAACGTCAAATTCTCATTCTTTCGCACCCAGTTCAACGAACTAAGCAGCTTAGGTAAATTACCCGCTGCAACATAAAAGTCTCCAATTGTTGAAACAAAACGCTTTTCAACATGATGTGATAGGTAAACACAGTATTCAGGTCTACGCGGTGTAAAATCATCCGCAGTTATATACATTCCATACTGTGACAGCCACGTACAAACCTCCTTGAAGTCACCATTAATCATTTGGACAAGTATATCATCCCCATTAATCAATGGATTCATCACTTCATCAAAGGTCCGGGTAGGATATAGGGCAAAACAAGCAATCACAAGACAATACCACGTCATAAACGAGTTGTCCTGCGAAGTGTTTTTCCACCCCGATTTATTTCCATAAAGTCTATACATATTCCCAAGCACAACCCCCGTCCCACAATAAACTGTATTATATATATGGTCGACAGCGGTCGCATAATTGGGAGGTAAAAAAGACTTCCGCAAATTGCGTATAGATCTAGCTATTCTCAGCTTAAAACGCAAATCGCAACCGTCAACGTCCCCATCATTCACTTTGGTGCCCAACTTAAGTATGGTACTCACATATTCCGGACCAGGCATAGAAATGCCTACTGTTATAGGATGTTGTCCTAATGTATCCATCAAAATTTCATTCTGACGATCAAACAACATATCGCTAGCAATCAAATGATGCAAATCGCTAGCCATAAAGATTCTGGTTTTCCCAACCAAAACTTTTTCTCTGGGTCTCAATTCACTCTTTTGGGTTAAGGCGAAATTACAGGCGACAGGAACACCATTAAGAATCCCCATCACTCTTTCTTTAACAACCTCACCTTCTTTTTCAAGGGTTTCCCCTTTAGTACTATATTT